CAATCTTCTAACTTTCTAGGGCTAGATCAATGACAAACACCGTTAAGGCGTCTGTAAAGGGTTTCGCGAAGAAACCTTTTAAGTTGGTACAGTCTGAGGAAAGGCAAATTAATGCGTTTCTTGACTACCAAATGAGTTTATTGAGCTCATTGGGATGTCCCGATAATGCTCGTAAGAGCTACGTCAGGACGTTACGTACCAGGATATGCTCGGAAAGAGCAGGTTTTCTAAAAAAATTGAAAGACCTGTTCATCCAGGGTGTCAAAACCCTTGGGAACGACCCCCCCATCTTCTCTGGTTGGAAGATGAAAGGGCGTTTTCCGCGCCTCTATCACTGGGTTTTCACGGAACTCTCCGCGATTAGCCAGCAATGGAATGGTTCGCCCTTACAGGTGAACCGTGTTCGTGGGTTACTGTCGGTGTTGTACGGGGCTAGGTCGTTAAGACTTAGTCACAGTGATAAAGCTCTAAATAAAGCTTTGCGTGACTTCGTTTCACGTGCCGGTAGCAATGCCGTCACCACTTCTGATATGACACTTGCATCGAATATACTAGAAAAGCTCAAACTTAGGTTTGGGCCTATATTCGATAGACAAGAGTTCCCTGAGGGGGCCCACTTCGATCTAAGTCTCAGGAGCCAGAAGCCTAACAAGCTTTGGGCTGGTAGAGAGTTCCAAATGCCGTTAAAGGTATTTGAGGCTCAAAACCAGAGCGTTAGGTGGGACAATAAGTATGGATCAGTCCATACCGATGTCTACGCTAATAACGCCTTCGTGGCTGATGGTCCTATTGGAAAGGTCTGTATTCTTACCGAAAAAGCAGGTAAGACCAGAGTGATCTGTGGATATAACGGTTACGTTAATTCCTCAGACCTCTATGCGCGTTGTCGTTCGATTTTGGACGCAATCCCGCAGGATGCATCTCGTGATCAATCACTTGGGCATAAGAGAGCACAGGAGCTTTCGCTTTTGTGTAGGCATATGGCTGAAAAGCAATATGTACCCTTGAAAAGGTCGACTTCTATGTTCCGTACCCAGTCGGCTAACAGCGAACCAAAATTCTTTGGGTTTAAACTATTCTCATCGAAAGACAATAAGAATACCACTGTAGCTGCGTTAACAGATAAAGCTGAACCAGTCCTTCTTGGTAAGAAGGTATTGTCCGCCGACCTGTCTGCATTTACGGATAACATCCGTCATGGCGCATGGTTAGGAGCCCTCAAATTTTTGAGGTCAGTCAACCTTTATGAGCTATTGTTTGGCTCGGAGGTTGTGCTCCCTACTGGAGAAGCTATCAAAGTCCAGACTGTCCTTATGGGCATGAAAGGATGCTTCGATATGGCCTCTTTGATTCATCATGTCTGTCTACCTATCGAGGTAGACTACCGAATCGTCGGAGACGACTTTGTGGGGATAATACCTCCTGAGTTATATGAATCACTGGTCGGTACGGTTGGACTAGAGCTTAATCGCTCCAAAACTGTGTACTCGGAGGACGTTACTGTCTTCTGCGGAAAGGTTTACAAAACCGGAATCGATATATCACCCTTCACACCTAGCTTTTACACCATGTGTGGATCTAGCCGCAGAGATGCGGCCGAATCTGCGAGGGATGCCCTTGATAGGGGATATCTCTTTCCTGCTCAATTTAGGAGCTTGGTGCGGTTTGTGAAAAACCATGTCCTCTCACGCTTGAAGGGGATTCGCGTCTCTTTCGAGCTACCCAGTAAATTGGGAGGATATTGTACAAGATCTGGTCCCGATAGGGGACTTATATCTGTTCTCCAGGACAAGTGGCAATGTTTAATTGCCTCAAACTCCGTACCGAGATCTGATCAACCTGTCGAGACTATATCTAGGAATGCCTGTCCAGGCTTTCCAATGTCAGGAAACCGTGTCCTTGACTGGACACAATTATACCTTGAGGGTGGTCAAAAGCTACCTAAAAAGGCGAAGCCTTCCATTGGGGTTAAACCCAATGTACTCCTCGGACTTGGG